GGAGCTGTTTCCCGAGGCGGTGTTGCCTTCGTCCTGGTAGGTGCGGTCGTTCACAGCGACCACTTGTCCCGCCGGGAAGGAGACCGATGTCGGGGTCACGCCGTCGATACCGCTGTTGGTATAAGCGGTCGCGAACATGCTGCCGATGATGACGTCGTCCTGCGCGCGGCCCATGGCGAACCCCTGCGCCCTTGCGGTGCCGGAGGTCGGGTCTATGAGCATCTGCAGGGAATCGCGCTTGTCGATCAGGTCGCCGATGTTGTATGGCAACACCTGGGCGCGACGGCGCTGGAACGGTGTGTTGTTGAGGGGGGAGTCGCCGTTCCGGGTGACGACAGAGTTGTACGGCACGACGCCGATCTGGTCGAAGAACACGAACTGGCCGCGCACTTCTTCCCGATAAACCTTATCGATCAACCGTGAGCCTTTCTGCTGGCTCAGGAACAGCACGTTTTCAGCGTATTGCTGGACGAATGCTGTAGTGATTTGATTGGACACTTGGATGTCCTCCGTTAAGTTAAGTTACGCCTATGCGTTACCCACTTATCGTGGACGCCCAATCGTCGTGCCGCGCCTCCCGGGTTATGCGGCGGCGGCTCGTGCCGCGTACAGTTTCTCCATCTTCGCCACCGCGTCCTTATGACCCGGGTGGCCCTTGTCGTCATATCTTGCCATAAATTCCTTGTCTCCGCGCAAGGCCCGTATCTCCGCTCCCGCTTCCGCCGGGGTTTTGGTGATGTCGAAGCCCTGTTTCGAGCCTGTTACCAGGGTGTCTTCCCCTGCCAGTTTGCCGATCTTTCCGAGAGCCTTGATGAAAACGGGATTGGTGTTCAACCCGAGTTTCTCGACCTCGGCCCAGAGTTCCGGGACTTCCAGGATCTCGCCGGCATCTTTCGCGAAATTCACCGTCTGTTCGTAGGCTTGGCCAAGACTGGCTTTCAGGGCCTTCTCGGCCTCGGTCTTGGCGGTGGCCTGAGCCGCAGCTTGGGCGGCCGTAAGCTTCTGCATACGCCCGTCGGTGAAGTGCAGGAGTTCCTCGAACTGGGTCTTGGTCAGGTGGTATTTGTTCGAGAACTCGGCGATCTCGGTCTTGAAATCATCCGCCATCGCCGACTTGATGTCTGCGGGAAACTCGTACTTGTCGGGTTTCCCCAGACGCTTCCAGACCTCATCGGTCGGAGTCCCGTCGGGATTGAACCGGACGAACTGTTCCGGCGGAGCGCCGATCTTCTTCACGGCGTGGACGTAGGATTTGGCAAGGGAACCGTAGTCCTTGAAATCCTTGAGTGAAGGTTCGGTGCGGATGTCTTCGGGAAGATCATCCAGTTTGAATGCGGGTAGATCAGCCATGTTCGCGGCCCTCGGGGAATAGTTGGGTTGGGTTGTCGCTCGTGTCTCTCTCGTTCAGAACCTTCATCATCTGTTCTTCCTTACCGACGCGCATCATCGACAGCAGGTAAAGCCCTACTGCACGTTTGCCTTCGTTGAACGCGGTCTGTTCGGATGTTTCGGCCATCGACGTCTGGCCGATACCGCAGTACCGCAGCAGAGCGTGGACGATGTCCCTGCCGCCGGGACTCTCGTAGAGTTTCACGAACTCTTGTTTCAGGACGACGCGCTTCCTGAACATCGCTAGTTCGTCTACTTCTCTCTGGATGAAGTCTGGTAGCTTCATGCGCGTAACTGCGCCGAGGCTTTATCAAGCGTAGACGCCGCTCTCGTATTCCGGCTCGCGTTGATGAGGTTAGGGTCTTCCTGGATCGTCGCACCAGGACCAGAGGTTTGCCCTTGACCATTCTGGGCCGCTGCTGCAGCGGCTTGCTGTTGCCTGAACTGCGCCAGTTGCTCAGGTGTCCGCACGAGTTGTGCCGGCAGGCGATATATCTTCGCCGAGTATCCCGGGAACTCGTCCAGGTTGAATCCATCGTAGACCTCGGGACGGACAGTGCCGATGGGATTCAGGAGCTGCATCGCCCGCAGGAAGTTGTCGCCTTCCGCCGCTTTTTGTGCGATAGCCAGAGGACTCACATATTCGATGTCGATGCCCTGTCCCGCGATACCGGGAGGGGGAGGGGGGATGCTTCTCCGCTTCTTGAGCATCGAATAGACGCGCATGATGAGCGGACTCAGAAACTCCGCTTGCATCCTAGCGGACATAGGCCCGATGACGCGCATCTGGGAGTCCCGTCTGAAACCAGCCTCTGTCGCCGTCATGTATGTGTTCTGATGTTCAGCACCCGGCATCATGCCTCCGGGAAGCTGAAAGGCATCGACGTAGAACGCCCGCGTGATCGCAGCCTGGGTGTCCTTGATGCTGTTACCGCCTACATCGAACCGGCCTTTCGATTCCAGGTACTCGATCTTTCCTGGCATCGAAGTGTCATAGTAGTTCGGCATACCGGGATTGAGATTCAGCGGCTGCATGAATCCATCGTTCGGGATAAGCAGAGGAGGGTCTACCGCTTTTTCCTGGGCGCGCAATAGGGTCATGCGCTGCTTGTTGACGGTGAAGATTTCGGAGAGGCAGTTGATCGCAGGACTTCTGCCATAGTCTTCGTAAGCCGTTTTCTCCCAACGCGCGACCATGTAGGGGAAGCTATCGTAACTGCCTTCCTTGCAGACCTCGTTGTCTTCGAGAGAGATATACCGGGACGCCCAAATAGAACCGTCTGGCTCTACTACGTGTAGGAACCCGAACTGCTGCATCGGGTCAGTGCTGCGCATGATGTTCTTGCCAAGATTTGCTTCACCGAACATGTTGACCGCTTCTTCCTTGGTCAACATGAATGCACGGTAGAGGCTGTCGATGATGCCGTAGTGCGTTTGACGGATATAGCATTCGCCCAGGAAACGCGTCGAGAACTTCACGCCATTGTCGTCCTCCACATACATCACGGCCGTACCGAACGCGCCGATGTCCAGGTAGAACTCATGGACCTGGGACTGGAATCTCGACATGGGATCGTTGAACACCGCGTTGATTCTGTCTTCCAGATCCTGCAACCAGGCTTGTGCCGCTGGACTGTTGCTTTTCCACTGGTTCCTGAGTTTCAGGTAGAACCAGGGCAGCGACTGTGACGTCAACATCCAGTGGAGGCCGGCTGCGAACTGGTCCAGAGCCCAGACCGCGGTGCTGTCGTAGATGTTGTAGTCACGTCTTTGACCCGGATAGCGCGTGACCACGAAATCCCCCCTTCTGGGGATCGTGTAATCCGCGACCTTCTGCCACAACCAGTCGAAGTTCATCCGGCCGGATTTCAGCTTGTTGTAGGTGGCGATGTCTTTTTCGGCCTGGTTCATGCGGTCATCACGCTGGGTGAGATCACGTTATTGGGTACACGGGCATAACCCGAACGCAGTCTGTCCACCTGAGTCTGGGTTCCTGTCGGGCCGCGGCCAACGGGAGGCCCGCTGACGGGATTCGTCGGGGCGACTGGAGCCACGGGGGCAACTGGGGCCTGAACCGGAGATCCCTGCGTGCCTTTGAACTGTCCGGGTTTGGATGGGTCTCCTGGTTCTGTCACACCAGTCGGACCACCTCCAGTCGGAGGTGCCCCTGGGTTTCCTGGAGAACTCACGGGTGCGCCACTGATAGGTGGAGGCGCTGCAGGAGGAGTACCGGCTACCGGAGGAGGAGCCGTGACCGGCGCTATCGGCGGCGCTAGTATCGCGGCATGGGGGTCGTTCAGCGTCGCCTCCATCGAAGGGTCAGGCGTGTTGTTGCCGAGGTTGGTGTCGGTGTACTGCGTCGTCGAATACGCCGTGGTCCAGACAGGCATCGGAGGCGCATTCGCGGTGATGGGTGCTCCAGCAGAGGGAGCGAGTTTTCCTGCGGTGGCACCAGTGGGATCGACGAGAAACCCTGCGACCCCGCCTGTATTCCCACCCACACCGCCTAGTATTTCCCCCAGCATCAGTCGATCATCCCGTGAAAGGGGTTTTCGGGGGCGACGGATTTCTGGGGGATCGAAGGCGTGGAGACTTTGGCGTGGCGCCGGCTCTGATAGGCGTAGCGGGTAGCTGACATCAGATCGTCGTTCACCTTCACGATCAAACCATCCTTTCGGTGGTACATCCGCCATTCCTCGAACCAGACATGGAGGTGCCGGAATACCTTGAACCGGCCCTGCTCCATCGCGGTCAGTATAGCCTGAATACCGGGTTCTATCGCTATGGAGCCCTCGCCTTCGACTCCGGGAGGATTGGTGAACCAGGACGGAAGCATCTGTACTCCCTCCTTCCGGTACTGGGAAGCCAACCCTTCACCCGAACCCGAGTCGTGTTTCTGGCCGTCATGGGGCCAAGCCACCGGAATACGGCCCCGGGCCTTTAT